GGCCGGACGGATCGCCGCCGGACAGGCCAAGATGCTGGCCTTGATCGGAGAGTTCGACCGACGGGAGGCCTGGGCCGGCCCGGGTCTGCTGTCGTGCGCGCACTGGCTGTCCTGGCGGCTCGGCATGGGGCTGGCCGCGGCGCACGAGCGGGTGCGGGTCGCCCACGCGCTGCAGCGGCTGCCGCTCACGGCGGACGCGTTCGGCGCCGGCCGCGTCTCCTGGACGCAGGTCCGCGCCATCACCCGGGTCGCGAGCCCCGCCGACGAGCAGACCTATCTCGACTGCGCCCGACACTGCTCGGGGGCGCAGATCGAGCGGCTGGCGCGCGGGGTGCGGCGGGCCCGCCGGACCGAGGAGGACCGCACCGACCCCGAGCTGGCTGCCTGGCGCCTGCGCACACGTCTGTCGTACGACGAGGACGGCACCCTCGTCCTGTCCCTCCGCGTGCCGCCGGAGCAAGGCCCGGTCCTGCTCGCGGCGCTGGAGGCGGCCCGCGCCGACCTCGACCACGAACGCCAGGTGGCACCCACTATGCAGACCGCAGCCGCCGGGCCAACGCCGTCGCCCACCCCGGCTCCCACTCCGGCCCCGGCTCCGGCTCAGGGCACAGCTGCTGGGTCGACGCCAAAAGCGACTTCCGCCGCCGAGCCGACGCCGGCGTCCCGTTCTTCCGCGGAAGAGTCCGCGCCGACGCGTCCGGCGCCGGCCGCCTCTCTGGCGGACGGGCTCCTGCGGTTGGCGGGAGACTTCCTGGACCACCGGGCGCAGCAGCGGCCGGCGGCAGGTCGCCGCAGCCGCTCCGCGCTGACGATCCAGGTCGACCCCCTGTCCGGCTGGGCTCGGCTCGCGGACGGGGAGCTGCTCCCGCCGAGCTCCCTGCGCCGAGTACTGCCGATGCTTGCCCGCCATCAGCGGCTGCGTCCCCTCACGGCCCGCGACCTGACCCGGCACGACCTCGGCCGGGGCCAGCGCGACCCGAGCCTCCCGCTGCACGAGCTCCTGGAGGCGATGGACGGTCACCGCTGCCGCTTTCCCGGCTGCAACCGCCGTCGACGCCTGCACGCCCACCACGTCCTGGAGTGGTCTCGCGGAGGAAGGACCGACCTTGCCAAGCACAACCTAGGGACGTGGTACCTTCCGCGGTATGACGATGACAGCGCAGCGACCGGCCGTGCAGACCGCCGTACAAACAGCGATCTACGCGCGGATCTCCTCCGACGACGGGACCGCGCTGGGCGTGACCCGGCAGCTCAAGGACTGCATGGAGCTGGCCGAGCGCAAGGGCTGGACGGTGGCCGAGGTGTTCACCGACAACGACGTGAGCGCGACGTCCGGCCGACCCCGCCCGGAGTACCAGCGGATGATGCAAGCCCTCACCGCTGGTCGGCTCGGCGCGCTGGTCGTCTGGGACGTCGACCGGCTCACCCGTACCCCGCGTGAGCTGGAGGACGTCGTCGACCTCGCCGAACGGCGCGGCGTGGCACTAGCGTCGGTAGGTGGCGAGATCGACCTAGCGACCCCGCAGGGACGATTGACAGCGAGGATCAAGGGCAGCGTGGCGAAGCACGAGAGCGAGCAGCTCGCCCGGCGCGTCCGGCGCAAGATGGCCGAGCGCGCCGAGGCCGGGCAGCCGCACGGCCGGATCGCCTACGGCTGGCGACGTGAGCAGGTCTACGACGACCAGGGGCGACGGCTCGGATCGAAGGACGTGCTGCACCCCGAGCAGGCCGAGATCGTGCGGACCGCCGCGAAGGCGGTGCTGGCCGGGGATTCGCTGCGCAGCCTCGTGGCCGACCTCAACCGCCGGGAGGTGTCGACGCTGAACGGCGTGCCCTGGGGGACGACGGCCCTGCGCGGTGTGCTGCTGCGCGACCGGAACGCCGGGCTGCGCGTGCATCAGGGGCAGGTCGTCGGCCGCGGGGACTGGGAGCCGCTGTACGACGAGGACCTGCACCGCCGCGTAGTCGCGGTCCTGACCGACCCGGCCCGGCGCACGAGTCCACCTTCCAGCGCCATCAAGTACTTGCTGTCCGGTCTCGCCCGGTGCGGTGTGTGCACGGGGCCGATGCGCGTCCTGACCGCCGGCAAGGACGGCAGGAGCGACTCCTACGTCTGCCAGCAGAAGTACTGCACCCGCCGGTCCCGCGCCGGTCTGGACGACCTCGTTACCCGCCTCGTGACCGCTCGGCTCGCCCGCCCCGACGCTGCCCGAGCCCTGGCCCGCGCTGACGACGGGGCAGCTCAGGAAGCAGCCGACAAGGCAGCCGCAATCCGGGTGCGGCTCGACGACGCTGCCGACTCCTACTCCGACGGTGACATCGACGCCCAGCAGCTCGCCCGTATCACCGGCAAGCTGCGCCCCGAGCTTGAGCAGGCCGAGCAGATCGCCCGCGCCGCGAGCAGCGCCCCGGACCTGCTCGACCTCGCCGCCCCGGACATCGCCGGACGCTGGGAGTCCCTGCCGCTTGCCCGCCAGCGCGCCGTCATCGACCTGCTGCTGCGCATCGTGGTGCTGCCCTCGACCAAGCACGGCGGGCACAACCTGTTCGATCCGACGAGCGTCTGCATCACCTGGAAGACGTCATGAGCACCCCGGACTTGAGCGAGCTTCTGACCGAGCCCTACCGGCGTCGGCTCGCCGCCGTGCACCGAGGCCGCACGGCGCTCGAAGCCGGGGGACTAGGCGAGCCGGCTCTGACGATCTTCTGTGTGGCGCGGAACGATCGCGGTGACCAATGCAACCGCAGCGTTGCCACGCTGTACAAGTTCGAGCGGACACACCTCGTGGTGAGTCAGTTCCGGCCCGCGGTGGACGGCGTCATGGCCGTCTTGAATCACGCTATGGACGTCCAGCAACGGGGGCCGGTCGGCCGGTACGCCGCCGAGATGATGGCGGACCAGGCCACTGAGCCGCACACCGTCTACAACCTCGTCGACGAACCGCCGAACGTGCCGGTCGTGCCGGGCGGCTCGCCTCTCATGCCGGTCATCGACCTGGGGTGCCCGAACCACGGCGTCGTCCGCGTCGTGTTCGGCGACTTCCGCATCCTGCTGAAGAAGGCGAAGAAGGAACCGGCGCGCCGCAAGGCCGAGCTTGACATGCAAACGGCCGAGTGGCGGATACCATAGGCCTGCTGCCCGGGCTACGGCTCCGCAGTAAGCAGGTCCGCGCCCGACCCGGGCGAAATCTTCACCGGCTGGGCGCCGGAACCTTCTGAGGTTCCTGCCGTGGCCGAGACCCCTTCTTCCGTAGACGACTACGTCGCCCGCCTCGTCGCCGAGGCCGCGCCGCTCACCGCTGAGCAGCTCGACCGGCTGGCCGTGCTGCTGCGCGACCGCACCCCGGCCTATCCGAGCGACCAGCTCCGGGAGCTGGATTTCCGCGAGGAGCAGGCCGGTCGACTGCGCCGGCAGGCCGCCGCTCGCCGTCTGCCGCCGATCGACGACGGACACCGTGACCCGCTGAGCGAGTCGGCATGATCGACTACCCGACGCGCAAGTACGCCGACGACCCGGTCGAGGTCGCTGCGGTGCTGACGCTGCCCCGGCGGACGCACTGGAACGCCGTCGAACTGCTCGCCGCCGAGTTCCCCGAACCGCGCTGGGCCGTTCCCGGTCTGGTGGCCGAGGGACTGACGCTGTTCGTCGGCGCCCCGAAGGTCGGCAAGAGCTGGGCGGCCTGGAACCTGGCCGTGGCCATCGCCTGCGGCGGCATCGCCTTCGGCAAGATCCCAGTCGAGGCCGGCGACGTCCTCTACCTGGCGCTGGAGGACACCGGGCGCCGGCTGCAGTCCCGACTGCGCAAGGTGCTGGCCGGCGACGCACCGCCGGAGCGGCTGACTGTGTCGACGACCTGCTCCACCCTCGGCAACGGCGGGGCCGAGGAAATCGGCGGATGGCTGACAGCGCACCCCGATGCCCGGCTCGTCATCGTCGACGTCTTCGCCCGCATCCGCGGCCGGTCCGGTCCGCAGTCCAGCGCGTACGAGTCGGACTACGGACCTATGTCGGTCCTGAAGGACCTGGCCGACACGCACGGCGTCGCCATCCTCGTGGTCCACCACACCCGAAAGGCCGACGCCGAGGACTTCCTCGACGTCGTGAGCGGCACGCAAGGACTGGCCGGCGCCGCTGACTGCATCGTGGTCCTCAAGCGCAGCAGGGGGACCGCTGACGGGGTGCTGCACGTCACCGGCCGCGACGTCGAAGAGGCCGAGTACGCCCTCACGTTCTCCGCCGAGCTCGGCGCCTGGCAGATGCTCGACGGCCCGGCCGCCGACTACTCCCTCGGCGACACCCGGCAGCGCATCCTTCGCTACGTCCGCGACAGCCGTAGCGCCACCCCGAAGCAGGTGGCCGAGGCGCTCAAGCTCGACCACGACCTTGCCAAGCAGACCTGCTACCGGATGAGCAAGGCGGGCCAGCTCGACACCGATGGTCGTGGGACCTACCTGTCACCTGTCACCCCTGTCACCGAGGTGTCACCGAACGTTTCCGCAGGTCAGAGCACCTTCGGTGACAGCGGTGACAGGGGTGACAGCCGTCAAGGCGGCCCGTGTCGACGCGAAGGCCACGGTTGGCACCCTGGCGCCTGCCCACTGGACAACGAAGGCGCCTCGTGAGCAACAGCCGCCGCCTCCGTCGGCAGACCATCGTTCCGAGCGTCCTCGACCAGATGACCGGCCACCGGATGCCCGGCGGCTGCGACGACTGCAGCGCGTTCCAGTCCGTCGAGAAGCAGGCGAACGGCGTCTACGTCCTGACCGTGAACCACGACGGCTGCTGTCCGTTCTTGCGAGGAGTGACCCGATGACCCGCGTTGCGCGTGACGTCGCCCTCCGGCTACTCAGCGCGGCCGGGACCACCGTCACCCTGACCGAGCACGAGCTGACCGAGGACGTCGACGGCATCCCGCTCGGCGTCATCGTCACCGAGTCCAGCGCGGTCCTGTACGTCCGGCCTGAGCTGCTCGGCTGGAGCTGGGCCGAGCTGGGCCTCGACGACCCCGAGGACGAGCAGTGACCGTGCTGCGCGCCTGCCTGGACTGCGGCGCCCCCTCGCCCAACACACGCTGCGCCCTACACGCCCAGGCCCGGCAACGCATCCGCACCGCGAACCGCCAGACCGCCCGCGACGTCATCGCCGCCCAGCCGTGGTGCTCAGACTGCGGCAGCACCCGCGACCTCACCGCCGACCACGTCCGGCCACTCGCCCTCGGCGGCAGCAACGCCGGAGCGCAACGGGTGCTGTGCCGGCGCTGCAACAGCTCCCGCGGCGGCGGGCTGTCCGGCTCGGCCGGCGCGCGAGGCCGGCAGTGAACACCCCAGGGGAGGGAGGGCCATACGGTCACTCTCCGTCACCCCGCAGGCAAACTTTCGGTCACACAGCCGGGGCGGTCCTGTGAGGGCCGGTCCGAAGCGGGAGGTCACTGCCCTACCGCTGGACCTGACGGGGCTGCCTGCGGGCGGCTCAGCCCGCGTGGTCGCGTTCGTGGAGGGCTTCCTGCGGGTCCCGAAGGGAGCGGGGGCGCTGGAGCCGGTCCGGCTCCGGGGCTGGCAGCGGGACCTCATCGCCGGCCTGTATGACGAGCCCCGGCCGCGACAGGGCCTGCTGAGCATCCCGCGAGGCAACGGCAAGACCGCGCTGGCATCCTTCCTGGCCGCGTACGCGCTGTTCGCCGACGAGGTCGAGGGTGCGCAGGTGCTGTGCGTCGCCAGCGACGAGCGGCAGGCCGGCCTGGTGTTCCACGCCGTACGGCGCATGGTCGAGCTGGAGCCGCGGCTGGCCGACCAGGCGCAGGTGTTCAAGGACCGGATCTACCTGCCGCGCACGGACTCCGAGCTTCGTCCGCTGCCCGCTGAGCCCGGTGCGTTGCAGGGCTTCGACCCGTCGCTGTGCGTTGTCGACGAGCTGCATGTGGTCACCGAGAACGTCTGGGACGCGATGGCGCTGGCCTCGGGCAAGCGGGACCGCAGCCTCGTGCTGGGCATCTCGACGCCCGGTGTCAGCCCGGACAGCGTCATGCACCGGCTGGTGCTGCACGGCCGCCAGCACTCCGACCCGTCCTTCTTCTTCCGTGAGTACGCCGCCCCGGACGGGTGCGACGTCGCGGACGAAACCGCCTGGGCGACCGCGAACCCGGCGCTCGGCGACTTCCTGGCGATCGACGCGTTGCGCGCCACCTTGAAGACGACCAGGGAGGCCGCGTTCCGCCGGTTCCGGCTCGGCCAGTGGGCCGGCCAGACCGGCGGCTGGATCGACTGGTCGGCGTGGGCCGCCTGCGCAGCCGCGACGCCGGTCCCTGCCGGCAGCCGCGTCGTGCTCGGCTTCGACGGCTCGGCGTCCGGTGACAGCACCGCGCTGGTCGGTTGCGTACTACCCACGTCCGACAGTCCGCCGCACCTGCTCGTACTCGACGTGTGGGCCAACCCCGGCCGGCTGGACTGGCGCGTCCCGCGGGCCGAGGTCGGCGCGGTCGTCGAGGCCGCCTTCGCCCGCTACGACGTCCTCGAGCTGGCCTGCGACCCGTGGGGTTGGAGGAGCGAGCTCGAAAGCTGGTCGGCGCTGTGGCCCGGCCGGATCGTCGAGTACAACACCGCCGCCGCCAGCCGGATGGGACCGGCCACCGACCGCTTCTACGCCGCCGTCGCCGAGCAGGCGATCAGCCACGACGGGGACGAGCGCCTGGCCGCGCACGTCGCTCACTGCATCGCCAAGAGCACCCCGCACGGCGACGTCGTGGTCAAGGACAAGCGCATGAGCACACGCAAGATCGACGCGGCCATCGCCGCGATCATCGCGGCCGACCGCGCCGCGTTCCACGCCGCCCCGCGGCCCAGCAGAACAGTGAGCTTCCTATGAGCGTCTCCACCGTCATCCGGCTCGGTCGCCACCTCGACGAGCTGCGCCCGGCCTACGACCGGCTCGACCTGTACTACGCCGGTCGGCAGGCCTCGCACGCGTTCATGGCCCCCGAGGTGCGCGCCAGCCTCGGTAACCGGCTCCCGCCGCTGATCCTCAACTGGCCGCGCCTGGTCGTGGATGCTGTCGAGGAACGGCTCGACGTCGTCGGTTTCCGGCTTTCGCAGGACGACCCTGCCGACCGGGACCTGTGGCGCATCTGGCAGGCGTCCCGGATGGACGAGGTCTCCCAGCAGGCGCACCTCGACGCGCTCGTGTACGGCTGCGCCTACGTGGTCGTGTGGGCCGGCGCCGACCCGAGCACACCGCGGATCACGGTGGAGTCCGCCCGGCAGATGACCGTCGAGCGCGACTTCGTGACCGGCGAGGTGAAGGTGGCGCTGAAGCGCTGGACCGAAGGCGGCTACGGGTACGCCGTGGTCTACGCGCCGGACGTGATCGAGCGCTACCGCACCGATCAGAGGGTCGTCGAGGGCCTGGGCACGGACGAGATCCCGACCGGCGGGTACAGCCGCGTCGAGACGATCCCCAACCCGCTCGGCGTCGTCCCGGTCGCCTGCCTGGTCAACCGCCCACGGCTGCTCGCGCCGGACGGCGAGACCGAGTTGAGCGACATCATCCCGTTGACAGACGCCGTCTCGAAGGTGAGCACGGACCTGCTCGTCACCTCCGAGTACGCCGCCGCTCCGCGCCGTTGGATCACCGGCATGGACATCGGCGGCAGCGGCGCGGGGGTTCGCGCCGCCGCTGAGGTGCAGACGAAGTGGACCGACGCGCCCGCCTCGAAGCTGTGGATCGCCGGGGACCCGGAGACCAAGTTCGGGCAGTTCCCGGAGGCGACGCTCGCCGGCTTCGTCGCGGCCGTCGACATGCTCACCCAGCAGGCCTCCGCCGTCTCCGGGCTGCCCCCGGCGTACTTCGGCATCCACGGCACCGAGGTCGCCTCCGCCGACGCGATCCGCTCCTCCGAGGCGACCCTGGTCTCCAAGGCCCGCCGTCGCCAGCGGGCCTTCGGCGGTGCCTGGGAAGACGTGATGCGGCTGGCCGTGCTGGTCCGCGACGGCCACCAGCAGCCCGGCATGGAGTCGCTGGAGACCATCTGGCGCGACCCCGAGACCCGCACCGTCGCGCAGGCCGCCGACGCCGCCGTCAAGAAGCTGTCCGTCGGGGTCAGCCGCGAGCAGGTCCTGGAGGACCTGGGTTACAGCCCGGTCCAGATCGAGCGCATGAGCACCGTCCCGCTTCGCACCGTCGCCTAACAGGAGACCACCATGACCGAGAACAACGCCGCCACCGAACCTGCCGTCGACATCACCGACGGTACGGACCAGGAACCCGCCCAGACCACCGACGAGGAGCCGGAGACCTTCGACCGGGAGTACGTCCAGAAGCTCCGCGACGAGGCCGCTGGGCACCGCGTGAAGGCGAAGGCAGCCGACGCGCTCCGCGGCGCCCTGGTGACCTCCTACGCCGCCGCTACTGGCAACCTCGCGGACGCCACCGACCTGCCGTACACCGACGACCTGCTCGACGACGACGGCATGGTCGACATGCAGAAGGTGACGGCCGCGGTCAAGGAGCTGCTCGCCCGTAAGCCGCACCTCACCGCACGCCGGCCCACCGGCAGCATCGGGCAGGGAGCACGCCCGGAGAGCGAAGCCGTCGGGCTCGCCTCGCTGCTGCGGCGCGGGGCGTAGACACTAAGTGTTGCCTCTGGTTCAATGGAGACAGAGGCAACACTTAGGGGTGGTGATGAGATGAGCGCAGGTCCGGGCCGCTGGCAGCGACTGCTATTGGACGGGCTCGCTCGGCACGAGTCGATCTTCGTTGTCGACTACGCCGAGACGGCGTTGGGATCTCGGCTGTCACGAGCCGAGCAGGTCGCTCTGCGCCGAGCGGCCAAGGCGCTGGTCGTGACAGGCGCTGCCCGTGCGATGTACCGCCATACCGCAGACTACGGCGGGCGCATGTCTCCTCAGCTTGTCCTCGCCCGACCCGACTCAACGGTGCGCGGGGGACGCACTTCTCTCCCGACCACTGGCCTGAGTGGATGGAATGGGTAGACGGCCGTCTGGACCGCGACGCTCGGGCAACCTCGCAATCTGCGAGGTTGCCTCCAACTGCCCCCGGACTGCGCCAGCGGCCGCTTGTGAACGTCCGTTCACTGCCGTAGCGTGATCACTGGCAGGCCGGGAGTCTGCCACCGCACGGACGGCCGGGTGCCAGACGTGATCCCCCACCGGATCAACCTCTGGAGCCATCATGGCCGCCTCGACCACCTCAGCCGCTCAGCTCACCGAGCAGCAGGTACAGCACATCCTCGTCAAGCCGCTGGAGCAGGCATCGGTCTTCCTGTCCGCCGGTCCGCGCATCTTCGACGTCACCGCCGCCGGCAGCGTCCGCGTCCCCAAGCTGGTCAGCATGACCGCCCCGGCCTGGCACGCCGAGAACGAACTCATCACCGAGGTAGACGCCACCTTCGGTGAGGTTGTCCTGCTCAACGGCACGAAGTCGCTCAAGAGCATCACCCGCTTCAGCAACGAGCTGGCCCGGTCCTCCGTCGTCGCCCTCGACAGCGCGCTGCGAGACAAGATGGTCCTCGACGTTGCCGCCAGGCTCGACGCCGCGTTCTTCACCGGCACCGGCGCGGCCGGCGAGCCCCTCGGGCTACTGAACTACACGGGGGTCCAATCGACCACGGCGGTCGGCGCTCTCACCCTCGACAAGCTCCTCGACGCGATCGCGCTGGCCTACACAGCCAACGTCGACACGAGCCGCCTGCGCTGGGTGATGCCCTCGCGCACGTTCATCTTCCTGCGCAAGCTCAAGGACGCCCAGGGGCAGTACCTGCTCCAGCCGGACGTGAGCGCAGACGCCCCGTTCCGCCTGCTCGGCATCCCGGTCCTGGTGACGAACCGCATCCCGATCAACGGCGGCGTCGGCACCAACGAGGGCAGCGTCGTGCTCGCGGACTTCTCGCAGATCGCGGTAGCCCGCGACCTCGCGCCGAGCGTGAAGCTGCTCGATCAGACCTACGCCGCGTACGACCAGCAGGCCATCCGGGTGATCGCCCGCTACGACGCGGCGCCGCTCAACCCGCCGGCCGTCATCGTCCTGCGCGGCGTTACCTCGTGA